TGATGAGCCTTTACCTACTTTCTTAGGATAAAGTTGCCAAAACTCATTAAAATCATTTATTACTTGTTTATTGTTATTAGTTATTAGTTTATTGTTATTTGTTAGCATAGCATTCGGTATGCGTTCGGTATGCGTTTGCATAACATTTTCTATATCTCGTTTAGCTTCTTTGTTTATTTCATTGGGGTTTCTTTCTTTCGACCATCTTTTTTTAGCAGATTGACTTGCTGTTTGACTTTTAGCTTGATAAGCTTCAATCTCAATATCACACCGCTTATGAATATATCCATTTTCAGTTTTAATAAAGAAATCTTCCAAAACGTTTTTAATAGCTTTAATTTCATCTTCTGTCCTCGCTGATAAAGTTCTAAAAAGTTTATTTTCATCAAGTGTTATAGGTAGTTCGGATAAATAATACTGATCTAATAGTTGGCGATATACCCCATGCTCTAATAAAGACAGATGAGAAGTATCCGCTCTATAGTCACCTATGAAATGTTGAAAATAATGCATAAATTAATTTTAAGTTAATTTTTTTAAAATTCAAACTACTTTATTAAAATAATTTTCAATAGCAGTTTTTGCCTCATTAAAGCTATAGCAAACCACTACTTCATAGCCCATTGCTTTTGCTATACTTATAAATTCTTTTTGGCTTTCTTGCAATTTGCCATTTTTACTTTTCATTTCTATAAACATTCCATGTTTATTATTTTTAGGAACCATTAAGAATAAATCACTTACTCCAGATAAAGCTCCTTCTTGTTTTAATTTTATAGCAGTTCTTATATGACGCATACCTCCATTCGGAATAGCCCATAAACATTTTTTTAAAATAGGATAAGCTTCTCTAAACCAATTTATAAGTTTAACTTGCTCTATATGTTCATTATTATTTATTTTCATTTATTTTCAATATCCGGTTGATTTACATTTTTGACTAACTATAATAATAATTATAGCATTTTGCTATAGAAACTCTAAGGAAACTAAGATGAAAACATTAAATACTCTAGCAACAGAAATTCAAACTGCCCTAGCAACATTTGATGCTAAATGGAAAGAAGGTCAAGTAGCTTGGTTTGCAGAACGCAAACAAGCTTTAAACGATTGGCAAAATTCTGAAGAAGGAAAACAATTTAAAAAAGAATTTGGCATATTTCCTTACTATAAAAAAATGTGGGAAATTTCAGGTGGCAAAACTTATTTTTCAATGTATGCAAATGACTTTGAAAAACATTGTGACCGCACTATTAAATCAAGAAACGAAAGAATTGCTTACAAAATAATTAAATCAGGTGATGAAAACACATCGGTTGATTCAGGCAATATCATTTACACAAATGATGGCTTTCATGGTTTATTTGGTTTAAATACTTCAACAGGTCAAAAGTCAATCAACATTAAAACAATTATGGCGGGTGGCTACAACATTCAATGCTTTCATCTACGCACTTTAATTAAAGTAAAATAATGGTTTAGGGGTTTCAACGCCCCTTTTTTTAAAATAAACTTAAAGGAAACTAAAATGGGAACAAGATCACTTACTTATGTATATACAGAAACTTATAAAAGAACTAAACCTAAACCTATTGTATGTATGTATCGTCAATATGACGGCTATCTTTCAGGGCATGGTTTAGAGTTAGCTGAGTTTTTAGAGCCAATTACTTTGGTTAATGGATTGGGTCAAAGTAAACAAAGAGTTGCTAATGGCATGGGTTGTTTAGCGGCTCAAATGATTGATTACTTTAAAATAGAAGCAGGGCAGATCTATTTATATCGACCATTATTAAATCAAGAATATGGTCAAGAATATGAATATCATATTTTTCAAGATAAAGTAAAAGTGTTTACTCGTGAAGAAGATATATTTTCAGGCACATGGAAAGAATTTTTAGATTTTTGTGAACATGAAAATAAGTTAGAAGAAGATCAAAAATCTTTATATCATCAAAGGAGTGTAGCATGATTAAACTGCATAAATTTAAAGTTGTTATCACCTCCCAAAATACTTATGAGCGGGAAGTTGTTGCTGAAAATGAAGATAAAGCTATTAATATTTTTACTACTTCTATAGATGATAACGACAAAATATCTGAAGATCACTTTGATGTTGAGGATATAGAAAATTTAGGGGAAGCTCATGAAGATACAGACTGATAAAGAAGCACTTGAAGTTGCTTTAGCTTTAGCTATTACTGCACCATCAGATGAAAAAGCTGATAAATGTATAAAAATGGCAGATAAGTTTGCAAGCCAAATGAAAAGAAAAGATGTAGAAATAGCTATGAAAAATGTATTAGATAAATTAGTTAATTCTTTGGAGGATAAATAAAATGGATGAGCAAATGTTTTATGACCAAGTTATGATGGAAAAGCATATTCAAGAAACAAAGAAAACAAATGTAAAAGAAACTAGCATTATGGCTTTTAAAGATTTAAAAAAGAAAAAAGTTTTAGGTAAAATGCAGTTATTAATATATAATAGTATGAGTAATAATAAACTTTATACTAGAAAACAATTAGCAAGGCAGTTAAATTTAGATACTTCTACAATGTCAGCAAGGATTAATGAATTAGTTAATTCAAATTACATTATAATCGTAGGTAAAAAAATATGCCCTGTTAGTAATAAAGAAGTAGAAGCACTCGCATTAAACATTTTAATTTAACTTTAGGAAACTATTATGAAAACAAGTGAAAGCATTAAATCAATAGCAATAGCGTTAGTAGATTCACAAACCAAAATAAGATTTGCAATTAAAGATTCTACCAATCCCCACTTTAAATCTCGTTATGCCGATTTAGGTTCTGTAATAGATGCTATTAAAGAATCATTAAATCTAAATGGCATTGCTTTTATTCAAACTCCAACAGAATCAGCTACTGGGACATTAGCTCTTGCTACTCGCCTTATTCATATATCAGGTGAATGGATTGAAGATACTGCGGTATGCCCTTTGCAGAAAAATGACCCTCAAGGTTATGGTTCAGCTTTAACTTATCTACGCAGATACTCACTTGCATCAATTACAGGTCTATATCAAGATGATGATGATGGTGAATCAACAAGAATGAAACCTGAAGATTATCTTAAAAAAATTCAATCAACTACAAGTTTAGATAATTTACAAAAAACTTATGCAAGTATTATTTCTGAAGTAAGGCATGATAAAGCTCTTATGCAAGCAGTTATATCTGAAAAAGATAAAATGAAAATCATGTTTGATGACCGCAAAGCAGAAATTGAAAATGAAAGTAAAAATAATGAACAATAATTATGAAAACTTAATTTCAAGCGTTTATGGTATATGTTTCCCTCTAACTGTTGATGAAATTTATCAGCAAGAAATTAGATATAACACTACTCAAAGACTAAAAAGAGAAATGGGCGATAAATATTTATTAGCACCATTATATACAAAACTTAAGGAAACTATAAAATGACAGATCAAATACAGCAAGGTAGCGAGGACTGGTTTGCACAAAGGCTTGGAAAAATAACTGCTTCAAGAATTTCTGATTTAATGGCAACAATTAAAACAGGTGAATCTGCATCAAAGAAAAAGTATAGAAACGAGTTAATTAGAGAACGCTTAACAGGTAAACGCATAGAGCATTATGTTAATAGTCATATGGAGCGTGGCACAGACCTTGAGCCTTTAGCAAGAGCCAGTTTTGAAATAAAAACTAATTGCTTTGTTACTCAAGTAGGTTTTATTACTCACCCTATAATTACTATGGCGGGAGCTAGCCCTGATGGTTTAATTAATGATGATGGGTTAATAGAAATTAAAGTTCCCATGCCTGAAACTCATTTAGATTATATTTTAGATAATAATAACTATTTTAAAGCAAGATATTACAATCAGGTTCAATTTCAACTTGCTTGTTTGCCTGAAAGAAAATGGTGTGATTTAGTTAGTTATGACCCTGATATGCCTGATGATTTACAATTACATATTGTTAGAGTTGATAGGGACGATGATTATATTCAAAAAATAGAAACAGAAATAATAAAATTTGATAGTGAAATAACTGAAGTAATTCTTAAATTAAAAAAAGGAAAATAAAATGGCAGTAAAATATGATCTGATTACTAAAGGCGAAAAATACACCAATAAAAATGGTGAAGAAAAAGTAAAATGGATTAAGTGTGGGGTAGTGCTTGATACTAAAAGCGGTGGTCAAACTATATTTATAGAATCTTTACCTATACAGTTTGATGGTTGGCTTATGATGAAAGAAAGAACTGAGCAAGATAATTATTCAAAGTCTAATAAAACTAAAGCAGATTTTGATGACATGGAAAGTGATATGCCGTTTTAATTAAAAAGGATAGTAGCTTCTAAACTACTATCCCTTTAATATGTATTACTTATTCATTACATACATTGTAACTTCAAAGCCAAAACGCATTTCTGTAGCTGCTGGAGTTGTCCACATAGTATTCCCCTTAATTAAAAAATATTGCAATTTAATTATGAGCTACGTTATGGTTCAGAACATCAAGAAAATCATTAAATTTATCTAGGAGTTATTATGATAGATATTGCAGCTTTAGTTTGTATGGGAATGACTATTTTTAATGAAGCAAGAGGCGAACCATTACAAGGACAAATAGCAGTAGGATATGTGCTTTATCGAAGGGCAAAATTTGACCAAAAGAATATATGTAGTGAAACTTATAAGCCAAAACAATTTACTTGGACTTCTAAAAAATTAAGAATACCTAGTTATATAGAACTTAAACCTTATACTGATTTAGCCTATCTAATTATTACCCAAAAAGAAATAGATTATAGTTATGGTGCAAATTATTTTCATCATGTATCATTGGGAAATAAATGGGGATATAAACCAAAAACTGTTATTGCTAATCATGTATTTTATTAAAAATATAAAATGAAATTAACGGAGGCTTACGGTGGCGATTAAACCAAACTTATTTATAGCAACACCAATGTATGGCGGGTTGTGTTATGGCACTTATCTTGAGTCTATGCTTAAACTACAGGCATGGCTTAATGCTAAAGACATAGAAGCATACTTTTCATTTCTTTATAATGAGAGCCTTATTACTAGAGGTCGTAATACTTTAGTTAATGATTTCTTAAAAGGTGATGCTACGCACTTAATGTTTATTGATGCTGACATACAGTTTGAGGCAAAAGATTTATTAAAGATGATTGACTCTGACGTAGAGATTATATGTGGCTTATACCCTAAAAAAGAAATTAACTGGGGTGGTGTAGCTTATGCTATTGAAAAGAAAGTGCCACAGGATCAGCTTAAATACTTTACTGGTGAGTATGTAGTAAACATGGTAGGTGATGTTAAATCACAGTTAGTGCCTCTGGATAAGCCATTTGAGATTAAGCATGGCGGTACAGGCTTTATGTTAATTAAGCGTGAGGTATTTGAAAAGCTAAAAGACAAGTGTCCGTCTTACAAACATAATATGAATGATGTTAATGACAATTCAAATATGGGTGACAATGTTACAGAATACTTTACCACTAGCATTGATGAGCAAAATCATTTATTAAGTGAAGACTATCACTTCTGTAAACTAGCTAGGGATAATGGTATTAAGGTTTGGGGTGCAGCATGGGCGCAACTAGGTCACACAGGTACTTATCAATTTAGTGGCAGGTTAGTATGATTATTCCTAATAACATGATTAGTCATGTAGGTAAGATATTTCAAGGTGAGTATGCAGTAGGTGCTATGCCAAATCCATATATTATAGATATTGGTGCTAACGTAGGTGGATTTGCAGTCTGGGCACATGAGTACTTTGATAAGCCAAAGATAGATTGCTATGAGCCTATAAAAGAAAACTATAACCTGTTAAGACAAAATACAGCAGGCACAGATATAGCCATTAGGAACTTTGCTATAGGCAAAGAGGATGGTGAACGTCAGATGTATTATGGATTAAATAATTGTGGTGAGGCCAGTCTTTATGAAGGTGAAGAACAGGCTAAAGAAGGTGAGTTAGTTAAGGTGATGAGTGCCAAGAACTTACCACCATGCGATATTATGAAGATAGATACAGAGGGTGCAGAGATTGAGATACTAGAAAACCTAGTGCATTTTCCTGTGATATTTTTAATAGAGTTTCATAGTGCATACAATCGTAGACGTATAGATGAACTGTTACTTGACTATACTTTAATTGAGTGTACAATGCGTGGATATAATTATGGAATACTTAAATATATCAGAGGTAAATTTTAATGTATAAAGAATCAGATAGTATAAGACAAGCACATTTTATAAAAAATTATATTGAAGATAATCCTAATTGCACCATGAAAAATATTATTCAAAATTGTGCAACAAATGTTCATAGGATTAAAAACCTTGAAAGGCAAGGTTATATTACATTGCCTAAGCCTACACCATATGGGGAAAGAAATGGCCTTTTTAAAAAAGTTGCTTGATGTTGCGGTATGGATTTTAGTTATTGGTAGTATGATTTGGTTTATGTACGGTTGTTACGATTTATTTAATTTATTTTTTATGGAGGGATAGTTATGTCAGATAATGTTAGCAGTCCAAAGCATTATACGGTAGGCGGAATTGAAGTCATTGATATAATTGAAGCTAAACTTACAAAGGAAGAGTACATTGGATATTTAAAAGGCAATATTATTAAATATACTTTAAGATCATCTTTTAAGGGTAATTTAGTTCAAGATATGGAAAAGGCAGATGTTTATAAAAACTGGCTGCTCCAACAAGTTGTTGAAGAAGATGACGAGATTGATCCTAAGCATGAGGCACTTTTAAATAGATTTGCTGACGAAGATTAATTCTTCCAAAGTTTACTGTTTAGTAAATCTAAATTTTCAATTGTACCGCTAGTATTTCTATTGACCAATTCATTTGTAGGGTAATCTAATGTTAATGGGTTGCCTTGCAAATATTCCAATGGGTATGTTTCAAGTCTTTGTTGTTCTGTTAATGGCTGCCTTCTTTCAACCAATCTTGCTTCAGCTTCACCACCAAGTCTTTTGTATTTTCTAATATCTTGATTTGCAATATCATTGTATATAGCTTTAAGCTGACTTCTATCATATTGATTAAATAAATCCATAGAACCTTTAGTTAATTTTTTACCAGTCACCCTATTAAATGTATCTGTTAATTTATCTAAAGGTACGCTATGTTTTTCAGTTAAAATATGTAATGCATTGGCTTGTTTAATTTGATTTGTTAATTTTTTATCTGCATAACTTAGTGGAAATAATTTTGCAGATCCACCCCTACCAAAATCATTTTTAAATTGAACAGCATGATTTACTTCATGCAATGTATTTCTAAGTATATTATTTAAATCTTTTGGATCAATATTAT